CCTAGGGGGTCCCAGTGCTTAAGTGCATACACCACCCGTGCATTACACGGGTCCAGCCAATGGAGGTCACTTTGGTAACCAGCAGTCGTCGATCGAGGGTCGAGAGGTACCCGGATTTACCGAGCTTCTCGAATACCTACGATGGACCTAATCTGATTGCACAAAACATCAGTCAGAGTAGTACTGGTTACTCCCAGGTTACCGTCTCTCATGGAAATAAAATTTCCAATTTGTACTCGAAAGAACGCAAATACTTATTGCGAAATCGCGAGGACATAGGCGGTAGCTTTAGCACCATCTCTGTGGACTGTCGAGGTGTTGGCGAACGTGTCAAAATCTCGAATGGTCCTAAGACAGCTGGTGTCTGGTTTGAGTTTGATGGTATACTGTATGCTTGGCATCGTAATTTACCTTTTACGATTGATCAAGCTCCACAACCATCATTCAAGTTCCAGATGGATGCGTTGGGAACTCAGGCTATTGCCCGAATCCTTCCAACTAATCCACTATCAGGGATGGGACAGTTTCTAGGAGAACTAAGGGATCTTCCCCGTCTCCCGGAAATCCAAAGATGGCGTGACAGAGCCCACGAGTTTCGTCACAAAACTAAGCATGTCGATTTCGACAAACTTAGTCGTGATGCAGCTAGTGAGTATCTTAACGGCGTCTTTGGGTGGGCACCCTTCGTCGGTGACTTGCAGAAATTCTTTAGCGTTGCTAGAGACTCTGCTCGTCACATGTCGAATTACGCGCGCGGAGCTAATCGTGTTCTGCGTCGTAAGTACCACTTTCCCGAAGTGAGTTCGACCACCATCGGAGGCGGTTCCCTTTATTATGGGGATCCCGCTCTTCCTACATGGTGTGTCGCCAAGGATGGTAGAATCGACAACATAGTTCAAACGTCAACCAAGCGTTGGCTTTCAGCTGCATTCACTTACTACTTACCACCCATAATTCCGGGTGATAATGAGTTCGTGACCGCCTTGAATAAGGCTAAACAGACTGAAGCTTATGCTAATAGGCTTTTTGGCCTACGGTTGACGCCAGACTTGGTGTGGAAACTAACACCTTGGTCCTGGGCCGCCGATTGGGTTACGACCGCTGGTGATGTTATTCACAATTGGTCGGCTTTCGCAAACGACGGCCTTGTCATGAAGTACGCTTATATGATGGAACATAAAACCAACATAGAAACGTGGCATTTGCGCGATCTTGTTACCGTCGATGGACGGCACCATGATCTTACGCAATCGCGACGTGCTTCAATGAAGCAGCGTACTATCGGGACACCATATGGCTTCGGATTGAACACTGCGGCTTTTACAGCTAAGCAGTGGGCAGTCATAGCGGCCCTTGGAATTTCCAAGCAGCCGCTCTCAGTCAATATTGGCTGAGCAATACAAAATTCCTGGATTTACCAGGTGGCATCTCCCGCTGTGGGAAATGTCGAAAATTCTGTATAGGTTCTGTCCCATGGCTTTCGCCGATCCACAAACAGTTACGATCAATGCTGTTGCCCAGACGCTTCCGCGTACGGGCTTCAACCCTGCTTCCGGCGTCTTTACTAAAGACGACGGAAATGTCAAGTTGTCCGTCTCTAACCAGTATGCTGCAAAGCGTACTCGTCGGAGCGCTCGACTTGATTTCAGGAAGATCGCGGCTGATCCGCTTGTCTCTGCCCAGAACATTTTGTACTCTATGAGTGCATATCTGGTCGTTGACATTCCGATCACGGGTTTTACCGTGGTCGAACAAAAGCAGATCGTGGATGCGCTGACCGCGTACCTCACTGCTTCGTCCGGAGCTCGCGTCACCCAACTTCTGGGTGGCGAGGTCTAGTTGTCGCATTGAGGTGTCTCTGTAAGAGACAAACTCGGTCAGTGTAGAAGGTCCTGAGGACTAAGGAGGGCTTCGCTCGAGTCATCGGGCTGGCCCGCTCAGAAAGGTATAACCTTCCATGAGTAGTCCTATGGAGCTTATGCAGCGGATACTCCAAGATGGGAGTATCTGGTGTTGCACTTGCACCACTCGCGATATGAATTATATCGCGAGACGTTTTGAACACGAAGGTGATTCGTTTCTTACGATCACCCTACCTACCTTCACCGCAGACTTCGAAAGAAGTCTCGACGAGGGTGGTGTAGCTCACGCTTCTTTCCCGAGTTTTCGGAGAAAGAGAGGTCTCCCCCTATTTTTAGGAGGTTTCCTTGAGCAAGTGTTCGATCGTTTTAGTGGTCGGTTACTGAACGATCCGTCTCATACAGCTATCTTCTTTATTCGGCAGATAACTCTGCTGTTTAAGAAGGTTCTCCTCGATTGCTCTGATGAGCGAATTAGGAAAGCTTATGAAACCTACGTCCAGTGTGAGAACGAAGTACGTGACTGGTCTGAAACCGTTCAGCTCGATCTACTCGATCGGTTTGGACGTGTTTCTGATCTTCTTTGGGGTTCTGATTGTAGCCACCTTGACCGCAAGGTTTATGATGGCCATCTTGTCCCCCGTCACGGACCAGGTAAAACCGCAGATCGAACTACCGGTAACGGTAAGTTCGACTTCGACACCTGGCACACCCGCCTTGAGGAGTACTTCCCCTCAGGAGACTACCGAATAGCCAATTATGGCTTTCAGTATGTCCTAGACGGTGTTACTTTCGTCGAACCCGAGGCTGAGATGCCTGTAAAGGTTGTCTCAGTCCCTAAAACGTTGAAAACGCCACGCATCATCGCCATTGAGCCCACGTGTATGCAATATACACAGCAAGCTTTGATGGAGGTGATTGTGCCTTGCCTCGAGCAGAGTGACACTCTGCAAGGAGCAATCGGCTTTACCAAGCAGGAACCTAACCAGGTTCTTGCTCGGATAGGTTCAGAAGATGGAAGTCTTGCGACTATCGATCTTTCTGAAGCTAGTGACCGCGTTTCCAATTTGCTCGTTCTTAGGATGTTAAGGCCTTATCCACACCTTTCTGGTGCGGTTCAGGCTTGTCGTTCTACGCGAGCAAACGTTCCTGGTTTTGGGAATCTTTCCCTTGCCAAGTTTGCGTCTATGGGTTCAGCTCTCTGTTTTCCGATTGAGGCGATGGTCTTTTTGACCATCATCTGTGTATCGTATGAACAGAAGCTTAACCGACCCCTGACTAAGAAGGATTTAAATTTTCTTCTTAGAAAGGTGCGCGTCTACGGTGACGATATCATTGTTCCCGTAGACTTAGTGCGTCACGTTGTTGATAACCTCGTCCGTTATGGACTTAAGGTTAACACGCGGAAATCTTTCTGGACCGGAAGGTTCAGAGAGTCCTGTGGTAAGGATTACTACGGAGGTAGTGACGTTTCAGTCACTTATCTTCGCAGGTATCTCCCTACGCAACGTGGTAACGTTCGTGAGATGATCTCTTGCTACTCTTTCAGAAACCAACTCTATCGAGCTGGTCTATGGAAAACAGCAGAGTTCCTCGACAACCATCTGAGGAGGCTAGCCCCTCTTCCGACTGTCGCTGAAACATCTCCAGTACTTGGTCGAAACAGCTTCCTGGGTTATGAGACTCAGCGGATCTGTAAGACCCTCCACCGTCCTTTAGTCAAAGGATTAGTGGTGAGCGCTCCCAGTCCGAAATCTACGATTTCGGGTGAAGGTGCGTTACTGAAGTTCTTCCTTAAGAGAGGGCCTGAACCCTTTCAAGATGTGAAGCACTTAGAACGTTATGGACGTCCTTTGTCCGTCGACATCAAGACAAGGTGGGGGCCATCTGCTTAAGGCAGATGGTCATGGGTTCTCGTAAGAGACCCACAGGGGAGAATGATTGCGTCTCCTCGAAGTAGAGGAGTAAACAACAAGCAATAGCTTGGAGTGAGCAATTCATTCTTCTTGG